GCTCTACGTCCCGGATCGGATCCAGGTCAATCTCGAGTACGAGAACCAACGGCGCCAGGCGATCAACGATTGCTTTTTCGTCGACCTGTTCACGCTCCTGGCCTCTCGCGACAAGAACATGACGGCAACGGAGGTCCTCGAGCTCGCCGAGGAGAAACTCGCGCTCCTGGGGCCGGCCCTGGGGCGCCTCCAGGTCGAGCTCTACGATCCGCTCCTCTCGCGGGTGTTCTGGATCCTCTACCGCGCCGGCTACCTGGCGCCGGTCCCGGAGGAGCTCCGCGACGAGGGGATCGAGGTCGACTATATCTCGAAGCTCGCCATGGCCATGAGGGCCTTCGAAACGAAGGCGGCCCAGGGGGCGCTCACGTTCACCGGGACCCTGGTCCAGGCGACCCAGGATCAGAGCGCCTGGGACGTCTACGACCTGGACAAGATCAACCGCGGGGTCGCCGAGCGGTACGGGACGCCCCAGGAATGGCTCCGGCCCGAGAGCGAGGTCCGGAAGCTCCGCGAGGAGCGCCAGGCGGCGGCCGAGAAGGCGGCCCAGGAGCAAGGCATGAGGGACCTGGCGGCCGCGGTTCCGGTCGAGAAGAAGGTCGAGGACGGCTCGCTCCTGGACCAGGTCATTCAAGGAGGGAAGGCAAGTGCAGGAGCTCAGTAACTACGACGGCCGGACGGCGGCGGACAACCCGGTCCCGGAGATCGGTCGGATCGAGGGCGTGAACCTTTACGAGGATCTCGCGCCGGCCAGGGGGGTCCTGGTTGCGCTCCTGGCGAGCGCGGTCCTTTGGTCGCTGATTGCCTGGGCCTGGTGGGGGTGAAGATGGGGATCCGGCGCATATTCACCTGGATCGGGCAATTCCACAAGGACCCGGAGATCCGGCAGAAGCAGATCGCCCAGGCCTATCGGGACGCCTTCGCCGGCGACGCCGGCAAGATGGTCCTGGACGACCTGGCGAATCAGTTTTGTTTTCTCGATCCCACTTACCGCGGGGACCGGGACGAGGCGCTTTTCCTCGAGGGCTCGCGGAACGTCGTCCTCTACATCCTCGGCATGGTCCAGGATGCGGAAAATAACATCATCAAGGAGGTCGTAAAGCATGAGTAACGGATCCGGAACTGCCGGGCAATCCGGAAGCGGCGAAGGACAGCAGGGCGCCCAGGGGACGACCCAGGGGGCAACGCAGGGCGCGAACTGGCGGGAGATGATCCCGGCCGAGCTCGCCCAGGACCCGAGCCTCGCGAGCATCAAGGACTTTCCTTCACTCGTGAAGGGCTACATTTCCGCGCAGAGCATGATCGGGGCCGAGAAGATCGCTCTGCCGGCCGGGAAGAACGATACGCCGGAGTATTGGAGCCAGGTCTTTGACAAGCTCGGTCGGCCGAAGGATCCCGACGGCTACGAGGTCAAGCTCCCGGGCGAGGACAAGATCCCGAAGGGGATCGAGATCAACGAGGAGCGCCTCAAGGGCTTCAAGAAGCTCGCCCACGAGGTCGGGCTTTTGCCCGGGCAGGTCCAGAAGCTCATTGATTGGCACATGGGCGAGGTCCTGCGGGATTACCAGGCATTTTCCGCGAACAGCGAGAAGGCCTACGAGGCCGGCGTTGCGGCCATGCGCGAGCGATTCGGGGCAAAGGCCGATGAGATGGTCGACGTCGCCAACCGCGTCCTGAAAACCTTCGGCGGCTCTCCCGAGGAGATCTCGCTGATCGCCGAGAAATACGGCAACGACCCGCTGATCACGGGGCTCCTGGCTCAGATCGGGGCCTCGATGCGCGAGAGCTCCCTGGTGCGCGGCGAGCGGCCGAGCTTCGACATGAACGCCGGCGACGCGAAGGTGAAGAAGCAGGACATTTTAACGAACAAGCAAAACCCGCTCAACGAGGCGTACTTCAACAAGCGTCACCCGCGGCACGACGAGGCCGTGAAGGAAGTGACGCGACTCAATGAAGTGATCTCGTCGGGCGGCTGATACGCCCCAGGGCGCCCGGGGGCCGATAACCAGGTTCCTACTCCTCCTTTCCCTGGCCGGCCTCCGGGCTCCCCACCTTCTCTTTTCATATCCGGGCAATCCTCCTCAAGGGATCCGGGCAGCGTCGAAGGTCGATGCGATCCGGTTTCGGGCAATCGCGACAGAGCAATCGTCGAACGGTTCAACGAGTAAAACACCCTTAGCACACAGGAGGATTTTTCCATGAGCTTTGAAATCACGACCGCGATGGTTCAGCAGTACAACGACAACATTCGTTTACTGCAGCAGCAGAAGCCCTCGCGCTTTCGTCCTTGCGTCCGCGAGGAGAGCGTCCAGGGGGAATACGGATTTTTCGACGCGATTTCGGCGACGGCCGCGCAGAAGCGCACCACGCGCCACGCGGACACGCCGCTCATCTCGACGCCTCACGCCAGGCGGCGCGTCGCGCAGTCTCCCTACGACTGGGCCGACCTGATCGAGCAGTTTGACAAGCCGACCCTGATCACCGACCCGACGTCGATGTATGCGATCAACGCCGTGGCGGCCCTCAACCGGGCGATGGACGACGAGATCATCGCCGCTTTCGCCGCCAGGTCCTACGGCGGCCGGGACGGGACCTCGACCTACGACTTCAACGACTCCTACTACAAGATCACCCATAGCTCCTCTGGCCTCACCCTGACCAAGATCCTTTCGGCCAAGGAGGCCCTGGACGCGGCCGAGAACGACGAGAACGAGGAGCGCTTCTTCGCGCTCAACGCGAAGCAGCTCGGCGTCCTCCTCAACACGACCGAGATCAAGAGCGCCGACTACAACACGGTCAAGGCCCTGGTCAAGGGCGAGCTCGACACGTTCTGCGGGTTCAAATTCATCCGCACCGAACGTCTCCCGAGCGCCTCGAGCGTCCGGACCTGCTACGCCTGGAGCAAGAATTCGATGCTCCTCGGCATCGGGACGGACATCGTGACCCGCGTCTCGGAGCGGGCCGACAAGAACTACGCGACCCAGGTCTACGCCGGCATGTCCATCGGCGCCGTCCGGATGGACGAGAAGGGCGTCGTCAAGGTCGAGGCCTACGAAGGATAACCACTAGCCCGGGGCTCCTCCGCGGAGCCTCGGCCACGCTTACAGGAGGGTTTTTACCATGTCCGATGTGAAGGGAATCAATTTCACGAAGGCGGTCTCTCCGGTCCTGAATTCGCTTCTCGGGGCCGAGTGGCGCGGGAAGGTCCGGGCCTGTATCGACCGATACGAGGCCGCCTCTCTGGCGGTCGGCTCGACCATCAAGGTCGCCCAGGCCAAGAAGGATGAGGTATTCCTGATCGGGTTCGTCATCGCGGACGACCTCTCGAGCGCGGGGACGCTTCAGCTTGGCGATTCCGGCGACGCGGATCGGTTCCTCGCCGCGACCGTGTTCACCACGGCCGGGCAGATCACCACGGCCGGCCGGATCAACGCCGGCGGGACCGAGGGCGTCGGCTACAAATTCACGGCCGACACCGACATCATCCTCACGACCGCGACCGAGGAAATGACCGGGACGATCCAGACGATCATCTTCCTGGCTTGCCCGAACTAAGCGGAGGTCCGGCTTGAAGCAGATGCTTTTCGCCAGGCCGAAGCCCGACAAGACGCCGGAAGGCGCCTTTTGGGAGATCCACGGCATAAGGGGGAAGGGCGAAAGCCCTCCTCCTTGCGCCGGGAATCACTCCGGGCCGGCCGTCGTCATGGCGACCGGGTGGACCATTTGGGACGACCTGGAGCGGTTCGACCCGGAGGCCCGGAAGTGCTCGGTCGTCGCGGTCAATAACATGATCCTGCATTGGAAGAAGCGCGTCCATCACGGGGTTTCCCTTCACGCCGAGGAGCCGCCGCTCTGGAGGTTTCTCCGGGGACAGTACGGATGCGACGCGAGCCATACGCACACACACGCCTATCGCCCGAGCCGCGACCCGCGGATCCCCAACTGTGACTACATTTGGCCGATCACGGGCTCGGCCACGGCCGGCACGAGCACCCTCTTTGCCGTCGCCGTCGCCCTGGCCCTGGGCTACTCGCGGATCATCGTCGCGGGAGCGCCCCTGGACGGTAAGCGCCACTTCTACGACCCGCCGAACCTCGAGTGCAAGCAATTCCTCTCGGGCTCGGTCCGCCAGGAGTGGCAGAACGGTCAGACCTACTTTTTCCAGGACCGCGTCCGGGCCCTCTCCGGATGGACCCGCGAGCTCCTGGGGGAACCGACGGATTCATGGATCACGAACGGTTGAAATATGAACGGATGCACCGGATCCCGGGCTACAGTCCGGGCCCTGGGCGCTCGCATATTCCCCGGTTCCTGTCGCTCCTCGAGGGCCGGCCGAGCGTCATTGACTACGGTTGCGGGACCGGCGACGCGGCCCTGGTCCTCCACGAGCTCGGCTTCGAGGTCTACCTGGTCGACATAGCGCACAACAGCATCCGGCCGGCTACGAAGGAGATCCTCGGGGACCGCTTCTTTGTGAGTGCCCTCCACGAGCTCCCGGGGGCCCTGCCGGCGGCCGAGTGGGGCTTTTGTTGCGACGTCCTGGAGCACCTTCCGACGGACTACGTTGAGCGATCGCTCCGGGCCATGCGCGCGCGGACGCCGAACCTCTATTGCTCGATCAGCGGCTCGCCGGACGGTTGGGGCCGGCATATCAACGAGGTCCTCCACTTGACGGTCAAGCCGCGGGAGTGGTGGGAGCGCGAGCTCGGGAAACATTGGAAAACGGTCGAGAGCGTCGGCGGATCGTCTAATCAGTACGAGATCGTAGGGAGGGGATAGATGGCAAGCCAGGTCGACATTTGCAACCTCGCGCTCACGGCGATCGGGCACAAAACGATCGCGAACATCGAGGAGCAGACCGAGGCCGCCCGGAAGTGCAAGGTCTATTACCAACAGGCCGTCGACGCGACGCTCCGGGCCTATAACTGGAATTGCGCAATGGCCCGGGCGACG